TTGCCATCAAGATGTTCTTCAACCAATAAGGACGGCACAATATGAAAACAGAACCCAAACTGAGCTACAAACAACTGAGACAGATCCTCAGCTTGACCATCTCCAACCAGACACTGAAAGCCAAGTTGGAGGACTTCCTCTCCGGCAAGGTGACCAAGGTAACTGAAGTGGAACTCCTCGAACTGATATCACAATCAGAAATCGATAAGGAGCTTATCCGCATCATAGCAGAAAGAGAACCTGACGAATTGGATGCCATTGAAGCCTTGGAGTACATCTCGGCTTTTTTCGTCTATATCAGAGCCAACAGCGAGAGGTTCAAAAGTTGGCTCGGGAGTTTCGGATTAGCGGTCAAAGCCAGTCCCGCTACCCCTACGAGAGGTTCGAAATGATCCTGCGAAAACTGGGCTTCACCAATGAAGACTTCGACAGTCTTACCCTACCTGATTTATACCTGCGGCTCTGTCTTGCCGACCCTAAAGGAGAAGCATAATGGATGCATTAATCGGATGGATCGGGGGCAAACGTCTCCTCAGAAAGACTATCTCCCAGTACGTTCCCAAGGACATTACCGGATATATTGAACCATTTGGAGGAGCAGCTTGGATGCTCCTCTACAAAGATAAATGGGGCGATCTGGAGGTCTATAACGATCTCGACTACCGCCTGGTCAACCTGTTCCTGCAGGTGAAGTATCATCCGGATGAGCTGATCAAGGAACTGGACTGGTTAGTAGCCAGCCGCAAGCTCTTTGGCGATATCCTCAAGCAGGAAGGCTTAACCGAGATACAGCGGGCCGCCAGGTTCATGTATCTGATCACCCGTAGTTTCGGAAGCAAGGGTGACAGCTTCGGCACCTCTCAGAAGCGTGGCACCTCCAGTATGTATAACCGTCTGGAACGCATCAAAGAACTGCACAAGCGTTTGGATATGGTTATCATAGAGAACCTATCATACGAGAAGGTGATCGAGAAGTATGATACTAAGAGTAACTTCTTTTACTGTGACCCACCTTACATGCTGGGCTATACCTATGAGAACTCCAAGAAGTTCAGTCATGAAGCCTTACGTGATGTCTTGAAGGGCATCAAAGGACGTTTCATCCTTTCCTATGATGACAACCCGGAAGTTCTGAAGCTATATAAAGGCTATGACATCAAGCATGTCACCCGAACCAAGGGCATCAACCGCAAGGAAGGTAAGTCCGAGTTCAATGAAGTGATCATCGCCAACTTCCCTCTGGAGGTGCAATGAACAGCATCATCTCCTGGGTAGGTGGCAAGCGTCTCCTCCGCAAGAAGATACTGCCCCTGATCCCCAAGCATGACATTTACTGCGAAGTCTTTGGCGGTGCTGCCTGGATACTATTCGGGAAATCACCCGATAAGGAAGATTGGCAGACAGGACCTAAAAGCAGATACACCGAAGTCTATAATGACATCAATGGTGATCTGGTCAACTTCTGGAGATACATAAAACAGCACCCGGAAGCGTTTGTGACCGAGTTGAACCAATACTTGGTATCAAGGGAGATGTTCGATAGTTTCACCCAACATGAGCCCAGAACCGAACTTGAACGAGCTATACGTTTCTACATGCAATTATCCTGCAGCTACGGCTCAAGATCAAAAAACTTCTGCATCATGCAGGGCTACAAATACATGCCACTGCGAAACCTGGAAAAGGTTAAAGCAGCCTCGGAACGACTCAAACAGGTAATCATCGAAAAGCAGGACTTTGAGAAGCTCATTACCCGTTTCGATACACCTAATACCTTCTTCTACTTAGACCCACCCTACTATACAAAGGAGCATTTATACGACAGAGAAGACGCAGATGCTTTTACCAAGCATGAAGAGCTGGCAGCCATCCTGAAGCAGATCAAAGGTAAGTTCCTGTTATCCTACAATAACGACCCTTATATCCGCACACACTACCAAGGCTTCACCATTGAGGAAGTCGAAGCGCAATACACCGTCTCCGGTGCTTTTCAGACTGAGACAGAGTTGTTGATTAGGAACTTCTGAGATGTTGTACTACACTCTTTCCAGTATTTTTGAAGTGCCTTTGACGAAGTTCTTTCTCAATACATACTTCATCTCTGCTTCAATATGAGCTTGCAAATTGTAGAATTGGAGTTCCGTTCCCCTTGTGAGCATGTAATCTCTCATTGCGGCTTCGAATTCAGATTTAGTCACTTTTTCCTTATTTGCAGCTTTCACCATTTCTTCTGCTCTTTCTTTGTCACGTTTTACACCTGCGTAACTTAAGTTTCTTTGAAACGGTCCAAAGCAACCAGGGATGAGTTCTTTCCACGACATTGTGATACCTCTCTTTCTATGTTTGAGTTTTCTATAATGCATATTTTTTGCTTTGTCAATAACTATTTTCGCTTAAGGAAACTATGCCAGATCTAACGTTTAAACTCATTCTCGTCACTGACGATGCCAATGTCAAGCTTGCCGAAGTCAAGCAGGAGGCAGTGTCTGCCCAGTCTGTGGTAGAGAAGCCTGTCTCGGTTAAGATATCTGCAGAACAGGCATTGGCTACCATTCGTGATGTGAAGATTGCAGTCGATGGAGTGGTGGCTGTAGTCGGTGGTTTGGTGCGCTCAATGAATGGTTTACTGGATGCTTCGCTGGGTCAGAGGCAGTCCTTCAAGCTGGCTTCTATAGCCTTTGGAGAAGCTGCAGATGAGATGAGTAAGTTTGCTTCCTCTATGCAGGAAGTGACCAATTTTGAGGATGATCAGTTGTTGGCTCTGATGTCCAAGCTCTCACAGACATTCAAACTGAACAAGGACGAGATACAGCAGCTGGCGCCGATGCTGCTGGACTTTACCGAAGCCAACAAAGCCACCGGGATGACAGTGGAGTCTGCCTTTGATCTCATGGGTCGGGCACTGAATGGTCATACTGAGATGCTGGGCAGATATGGCATAGAGCTGGATGCTACCCGGCTTAAGACAGAGGGTGTGACGTATCTGGTTGAGAAGCTTGGTGAGGACTATGGCGGTACCGCTACTGCTCTGGCTGATCTGCGACTCCAGAATGCCAATGCTTGGGGAGATATCCAGGAGACCATAGGTGATATGCTTACCTTCCTAATCAATCCTCTCTTGCAGGGGTTGCGTTGGCTGATGGAGGCCTATCAGAGTCTATCTCCGGTCATGCAAGGCTTCGTTGCCGGGATCGTAATTGCCATTCCATTGATTGGTACTATCACTACTGCTATCACAGCTCTGACTGCTGCCTACCATGCTTTGCGTATAGCTATGAACCCTGTGGCAGGGATCATCGGTGTTGCCGTCGGTGCTCTTTCTGCTCTGGGATTGGGACTGGCTGCGGCTTCGATCAAGACCGATGCTGTAGCTACTGCACAGAAGTCCATGAACGATGAGATCAAAGACTGCGGTAAACAGGTCTCAGTGGAAGCTGAGAAATTCTCCTTACTCGCATCCAGGTTACTGGAACTGCGCTCTCAGACCACTCTTGCCAATGCCGATAAGACCGAGATGAAGAACATCATCAGATCACTCAATGACAACTACTCAGAATACCTGGGCAATATCAACCTGGAGACTTCATCTTACAATAGCCTGGCTACTGCCTTGCGTAACGCTTCCGATGCCCTCGTTCAAAAGAAGATAGCCGAAGTCTATGGAGAGAAGTATAATGCCCAGATCAGGAAGGTAGCCGAACTGCAAATCCAGATCGACTCTCAACAAGCTGAAGTGGATAGAGTCAGAGCCCGGAAACAGCAGTTGATGAACTCCGTGGATTGGGAGTTCCTGACCAGTGACCGTAATGCTATGGGTTTCAATCCTGCCACTTACTTCGGTAATGACGGAGAGTGGAATAAGCTGGAGAAACGTCTCAACCAGTTCAGTGCTTTGCATGGAGAATTGAGAGCTGCCAAGAACGATCTGCAACAGATTGGGTCAGCATACCGTCAGGCAATGTTAGATGCTCCCGACCTGAGCTTTACTCCCAATACTAATACTGGTGCTGGAAATACAGGTGGGTCTGAGTTGGATGAGCGTCAGCGGAAACTGGAGCAGTTGGCTCAACTGCAGCAGAGGTATGATACCCTTGCCATTGAAGATCTGGTAGCCCGTAAGCAAAAGGAACTGGAGATCGAGCGGGATGCTGACCTTGCCAAGGCTCAGTCACTCGGCGCATCAGAGACCCTTCTCCAGTCTATTCGTGATCACTATGCCGATGAGTCGGTCAGGGTGGCTACTGAAGCTGCCGATGCCCGAACCAAGAAACTGGAAGCGGAATCTCAAGAAGCCAAACGCATAGCCGAAGCCACTGCCCGGGAACAGCAACGCCTGGCTGAAGAGGAACAGCGCAGGCAGGAGGAGTTGGCAGATACCCGCTATGAGTTCGTTAACCGTGGTCTGGAACTGATCGGCAATACCTATGATGCAGAGCTTCGGACTATCGACCAATACTATGCCAAACGCAGGGAGAAGCTGCTTGCTGCTGGCTTTACCGAACAGCAGATCACTCAACAGACTGAGATGGCGAAGTCCAGGATCAGAGACCAGTATGACCAGAAGCACTTTGAAGGTGTATCTCAGATGCTGGGTAACCTGGCAAAGGCAACCGAGGTGTTCGGCAAGAAAGGCTTTGCCCTCTGGAAGACCCTTGCCGTAGCCCAGGCGATGATGGATACCTATTCCTCAGCTACCGCAGCTTACAAAGCAATGGTGGGTATCCCGGTCGTAGGACCCGGACTGGCGGTTGCGGCTGCCGCAGCAGCAGTGGCGGCAGGTCTTGCCAATGTAGCAGTGATCTCCAATACCGAGCCACCCAAGGCAGCCACCGGAGGTATGTTAGTTGGCAGATCACATAGCCAGGGTGGCATCCTGATAGAAGCTGAAGGTGAGGAGTATATCACTGCCAAGGACAGAGTCAAAGCTCTGGGTAGGAACC